TACTCGGAACATTAAAGATAAATCAACCTAATCCAGATTACGATAGAGCACAAGCAAACGAAGAAGACTACAATATACCTGAACTTACAGATATTCCTATTTACGGTAGTTTATTTGGTAGCGGTATTATTGCGTTTGATGAATTTGAACATTCGGGTATTTTCAAAGAATCACAACATAAATCTGAAACTGTAATGTTATTTCAGAAGTTCATGAATCGGTTAGATTCAGATACACATTTAATTAAGAAACGACTAACTGAATGGGGTAAGGACTTGATAGTAGATTCACAAAGGTCTTTGTGGGCTACAACATTACCACCAGAAGGTCTTGAAAGAGTTATCCTAACTAAAGGTGTATTTCAGCGTATGTGGTTATATGTTAGAGAAGTACCCGAATCCCTTAAACAAAAAATGGAAGAGGAATATATCTCTAATATAGGAATGATTATTGATGGTGATGAAAACGCCAATAGTCAATATACTGAAGAGTTTGCAGAAATGTTGTATAGCACCTATCGATGGGTACAAAATAGATTAGAGCAAGTTAATGGTGATAGAAGAAAAGTAGTAGTATGGAGTCCTGATGCACAAAAGAAACTAATGGTAGTGCATCGCGGAATGCGTAAATATATGGAAGGTATCGAGGACCAAGTATTTGAGGCATTAAATACATTCCTAATGAATATTATTAACAACATTTCTATTGCTGCTGCTTTATGTGCAATATCAGAAAGAACACATATTATACAACCTAGACATATTGATATGGGTAGGCAGTTAACTGATGCTAGTTTTGATTCAATAACAACATGGTTTTCAGATAAACTAAAAGCATCTCCTAAAAGAAGGATTTCTAATCAAACAGAAAGTATTTATAGAACAGTTTACAATTCCTGTAAAAAGGTTAGAATAGATGGAGAGAATGGTTGGGTTCTGAAAACTACTTTGGTGCATTCTTATGCTAAACATTTAGGTTGCGCTACAAGTAAGTTTTATAGAACTTGGCCTGACGTAAAACATTTGTTTGATGAAAAAAGAAATAAAAAATCGTATGTAAAACTGAGGGAACAAAATGAATAATGTATTATCAATAGATATAGAAACACAAAATTTAAGTCATGAAATTGGGGGTTGGGGAAATCCTCATTTATTTAAGGTAGCCTGTGTAGCAACATGGGATGGAGAGAATGCTACTATTTATTCAGATAGTGGTGGTGATTCAGAACTATGTAAAAGTGATGAGGTTGAGTGGAAACCCCTAAAACAATTAAAATATGATTTAGATGACCACTTTCAAAAGGGTGGTAAGTTATTAGGTCATAATATTAATGTCTTTGATTTGCCTGTATTGCGTGATTCAATGGATATTTATATTGTTAGAAAATATTTACAAGAAAAAGAAGAAAGGTGTATAGATACATCTGCTATTTTAAGTAAAGTATCTGGTAAAAGAATACATTTAGATAATACAGTAAAATGTACCTTAGATACAGGTAAGTTAATGGAAGGAACTGACGCAGTAGTTAAATGGAGAGCAGGAGAGTTTGAAGAAGTGTTAAAATATTGTATTAGCGACACAAAATTAACTTATGACCTTTGGCGGTATGGTCAAGACAATGGAATTGTAAAATTTTATGATGAAATTGAAGATAAAATTGAAGAATTACAAGTCGAATGGTAAAAATTACGGATTCGGCCCCCAATCGGGGGTCGGGTCCAACTTTTTTTTATTTTTTTTTCTAAAGTCACTTTTTTTCGGATTAAATAACGTATTTTTAAGAATTTTTTAAATTATTAAGTAAATTTTTAACTTTATTTACTCTTTCTTCGATATTATTTACAAATTCCGTATAAAATTCAGATTTATTATAGTGATTATCGGTTTTTGCTAAATCTAAATGTTCATCTAGTAACTTTAAGTTAATAGTTATCCTATTTAGGGTTGGTGTTA